CCGGGTGGGCTGTGACGTGGTCACGGCCGCGTTCGTGCTCTTGGCGCTGCTCGAGGCCGGGCACTACCAGGCGCGCCTGAGTGCGCTCGAGGAGCGGCAGATCGACCTCGCGTTGGCCCGTGCGCTCTCGCGCATGGAAGCTTTGTCGGTGCCGTTGTGACTTTCGCAGCATCGGGTGAGAACCCCATCAGCCCCGCGCGCGTCGCTGCCCTTCGAGAAGCGGTCGAGCGTGCGGACATCTTGGCCGCCGTGCAGGCGCGCCTGATCGACAACCAGCAGAAGGTCATCGAGCTCTACGAGCGCCGCATCGCGGTGCTCGAGGGCGAGGTGGCCGAGTTCAAGACCTACAAGGGGATGGAGCCGTGAGCACTGAAGCACTGGACTGGCTGATTCTCACGGGCGGCATCTTCGTCGCCGTCGCCGTGGCCTCGACCATCGCTGCGGTCATCGAGTCGTGGCTGGAGTGGCGCCGCGAGCGTGAGCAGCGCCTGCCGCCGCCCGAGTGGCGCGCGCGTGTGGTGCGTCGCTGGAGGGTGCCGGAATGACCGCCCCTGCCCTGATGTTGGAGATCCGCGCGCGCGCCGAGTTCTCGACCATCGAGACGAAGCTTGACGAGTTCACCGACGCGACCGAGTGCGTGCGTGCGTTCGTGAACGTGCTTCGCGGGCTCGAGTTCGCCGATGAGAGCATCAAGGCGGCGCTCGAGGAGGTGCGGCGTGGGCTTGGCTGACCTCGGCCCGCTTTCCGAGCTGCTGCTCTCGGCGGTGCTGTGGGCTGGCCTCGTGGCCGGCCTCGCGTTGCTGTTCCTGCTCGTCGGGTTGTGGTGGAGGGATCGGTCGTGACGCTGCGCTACCTCTCGGTGTGCAGCGGCATTGAGGCTGCCACGGTGGCCTGGCACCCGCTCGGCTGGCAGCCGGTGGCGTTCAGCGAGATCGAACCGTTCCCGAGCGCCGTGTTGGCGCATCACTATCCGTCTGTCCCGAATTGGGGCGACATGAGCAAGTTCCAGGAGTGGCCTGATGAATCAATTGACCTTCTTGTCGGAGGAACCCCCTGTCAATCCTTCAGCGTCGCGGGTCTCCGCAAGGGCCTCGAAGACCCTCGAGGAAACCTCATGCTTACTTACCTTGCGATCGCTCAGCGTTACCGGCCTCGATGGCTTGTCTGGGAAAACGTCCCCGGCGTCTTGTCATCTGGCGGAGGACGGGATTTTGGCACCTTCCTCGGGGCGTTGGGGGAGTTGGGGTATGGGTGGGCCTACCGAGTCTTGGACGCTCAATGGTTCGGAGTGGCCCAGCGCCGCCGTCGTGTGTTCGTTGTCGGACATCTTGGAGACTGGCAGCGTGCCGCAGCGGTTCTTTTTGAGCGCGAAAGCGTGCAGCGGAATCCTGCGCCGAGCCGGGAAGCGCGGCAAGGCGCTGCCGGAAGCGTTGGAGGCGGCGTTGCAAGCGGTGGCACAGGAGTAGCGCCGCACATTTTCAAAGTCCGTGGCGGCGTTGAGCGCGAGGATGGTTCGCGCGGCAGCACCAACATCGGCAAGCAGGCCGGCAAGGGCTACCTCGGCAGCGAGGAACGCGCCTTTACGCTGGCGGCGGCGCAGGATCAGTTCGTGGCGCAGCCGGTCTACGGCACCGACTGCTACAACGGCGCGATCACGGGCGATGTTGCGGCCACGCTTGGCACGCCGGGAAGCAGCGTCAACGCAAGCGGGCCGACGGTGATGCAGCCGGTGGCAACCGCCATGCAAGTCCGCCGCCTTACCCCCGTGGAATGTGAGCGACTACAAGGCTTCCCCGACAATTACACCAACATCCCGTGGCGCAAGAAGCCCGAGGCACCGGACGGGCCGCGCTACAAGGCGCTCGGTAACAGCATGGCCGTGCCGTGCATGGCCTGGATCGGCAAGCGGATCGCGGAGGTGGACCGTGGCGATTGAACTCGACGACCTCGACAAGGACTTCCTCGCCCGCTCGCACACGCCCGACGAGTGGCGGCGTGAGCTGAAGGACGCGCTCGAGCGCAACGCGCTCTACTTCCGGCGCATCCTCGAGCTCATGGACCAGGTGACGGCGCTGAAGGAAGCCGCTGGGGTGACGCCCGCGCATCGGTGCGCTTACCCGAACTGCCTCGACGACACCTGGCGGTGTCCCGCGATGTTCAAGGGCGAGTGTGCGGGGCCGCGGGCATGACCCCCGACGCCTACAAGGTAATGACGATGGCCGTCGAGACCGGCGTCGCGCTCGGTGTGCGGCGGGCGTTCAAGCACGACGCGAAGCCGAGCGATGAGGCGATCATCGCGGCGGTCGAGCGGGCGGTCATCGACGAGCTGTGCGAGTGGTTTCGATTCAATGAGGAGCACAAGACATGACCACGATCAACGACGGCGGCCCGGCGTTCCCAAGCACGATTCAGTATTTTCCCGACGACAAGAACGCGAACGAAGAGCAAGGCATGACCCTGCGCGACTGGTTCGCGGGGCAGGCGTTGGCGGGGATGATCAGCGCCGTTGACCCTAAAAGCGAAGGGTCACAGGCAATCAAACCAATTGCCGAAGCCGCTTACGATTTTGCCGACGCCATGCTCGCGGCGCGGGAGGTGAAGCCGTGAGCATCAAGACCCCGCAGGAACTACTGGCAATCGCCGTGCGCGTGTTCATCGCTGCCGCTAGCGCGACGGTGCTGACATGGATGGTGCTGTCGTGACCGACAAACTGGACGAAATGTGGGCGGCGCTGGAGGCGTTGCAGCCGACCGCCGATGCGAACGGCTATGGCGAGTTGTGGCGGCAGATGTGTGAGCGACGACATTGGCGATCTGCGATCAGCGTGGCGGCGACGCTAGACAAAGATTTTCCTAACGAGCGCGAAGCGTCTTGGGCGGCGTGGGCGGCGAGTGACGCAGCGAAGGCGCAAGCGGATGAAGATGCGCGGATTGCAAGACCTGCTTTGCTTGCCCAACGCGCCATCGACGCGATCAAGGAGGTGAAGCCGTGTGAACTGCTTGAACTCGCAGCGAAGGCGGCGGGGATGGATTCCTTGTGGCGAGGGGATGAGGACGGGTTGTCATGGAACCCCCTCACCGACGACGGAGATGCGCTGCGGTTGGCGGTGAAGTTGTTTGATGGCGACGACATGGAGGTGATTTGGCACAACGCCAGACGGCTACGCGCCGAACGCCCCGAGTTGGACGAAGTTGCCGCTATCCGCCACGCCATCGTCCGCGATGCTGCCGAAATCGGGAGGAACATGACATGAGCGACCGTGAAGCGATGAAGTTGGCGTTGGAGGCGTTGGAGTGGGCTTGGGGCGGTGAGCCGATGGGGACGAAGGAGCAAGCGGCGATGCAAGCCCTCCGCACCGCCCTCGCCGCCCTCGCCGCCGCGCTCGCGGAGCCGGAGCCTGCCTTGCAGGTTGACGCGTTGCGGTATCGTTGGATTGCGGAGAATGCACTGGCTATCGACTTTGTTGCCGACCCAGACAACATGGTGCAAATCTGGCATGGCACTGACCCCGCCCGATTTTCGGCGGGCAAGACGCTAGACGAAGCCGTTGATGCAGCAAGGAGGAGGACATGACCGACAACATCACCCTGCCCCGCGCTGTGGTTGAGAAGTTACGGGCGTCGTTTAAGGTCGTGCATGGCACGATTACGGAAACCGGGTGGGCGCTAGATTGCAGGGAAGAACTTGCCGTCATCGACGCCGCGCTTGCGGAGCCAAAGAAGGTAACGCCCTCCACCCCTGTGCAGTACGGATGGCTATGCCCTGCTTGCGGTCGCGGGAACGCACCGCTTGCTCAAACTTGCTCATGCAAGGGATGGCCGAGCCTGCAAATAACTTGCGGCCCTGCAACGATGACTGGAGGAACATGACATGACCGACAACATCACGCTGCCCAGCGCTGTGGTTGAGCAAGTGCGTGAGGTGCTGAAGGAACTCGACTACGCCAGCGAACCGTATGTGAATGAGATAGCCCGCACCACCCTCGCCGCCCTCGACGCCGCGCTTGCGGAGCCGGACGCCAAGCCGGAGCCGGTGGCCCATGTAGAGAACGGGGTGTTGGTTCGCAGCGCGTTGCCGAAGGGGTACACCGGGCCGCTCTACGCCGCACCACCGCAGCCGGACGCCATCGCCCGAGCGGTCGAGGCCGAGCGGGAGGCGTGTGCGCGGGTGTGTGAACCGCAAGAAAAGTGGGACGACCCGTTGACGGCGTGGAGTATCGCCCAAGCCATCCGTGAGAGGGGGAGCAAATGAGCCTCGCCCTACTCACCGAGGTCCGCGACGCCCTGCGCCGGATGGACCCCGCCTGGTGCGCCGTCAACGGCAAGGAGCAGATCGGCGACGAGGAGCTCGACGAGCTCATCGCCCGCGTCGAGGATGCCGTAGAGGATGGCGATGGAACGCCCTCCTGACTTCGGCCCGCTGATTCGCCTGCTGCGCGACGCCGCGATCGTGTGCGCCGCGCTACTCGGCGTCGGCTGGGGCATCCTTGCCCTGATCTCTTAACGCTCCCAGGCCGGCGCCGCTTCCTCGAGCCCGGCGGCCGTCATCGCGATGGCCTCGAAGCGCCGGCGGTTCTTCTCGTAGGACGTCACCTCGATCAGCCCCTCGCGCTGCATGTCGAACAGCAGAGACCAGAAG